TTTGGACCGAAGAACCGCTATTTTGAAGAGATTCGAGATGGTGATGTTTTGGTTGACAGAATTCCGTGCGAAGAAGTGTTGAAGGAAGTTTCGCGTCTTAACGATTGTTGGTTACGAGGTGAAAGAGCTTACCCTGTAACTACTGCTACGTTAAAGGATGAACCTACTCCTCTTGAGAAAGAGAAAGTTAGGGTTTTTCAAGCGGCGGCAGTAGCTTTTAGTTTACAGATTCGTAAGTATTTTTTACCAATTGCAAGATTCCTTTCCTTGCACCCTGAATTGTCGGAATGCGCTGTAGGCGTAAACGCATTTTCTGACCAATGGGACCAACTTATTAAGCACGCTCAAAAATATTCTGAGGACGATATGATGATTGCTTGGGATTATTCCAAGTATGATGTCAGAATGAATTCTCAGATGACAAGGTGTGTTTTGTCCTGCTTCGTGGACTTAGCGAGCCTTGGTGGTTATGATGCCACCTCAATTTTTATAATGAAGAACATGATTGCCGATATGGTCCATCCATTAATCGACTACAACGGCTCTATGATCATGGCCTATAACATGAACACTTCTGGCAATAATATCACTGTTAATATTAATAGTGTCGCTGGATCTTTATATGTTCGTTTAGGCTTCTTCGACAAATTTCCAAACGAAGCTGATTTTCGCTCCAAGGTAAGTGCTCTCACTTACGGAGATGATTTTATTGGGAGTGTGAGAGAAGATTTTAGAGATTTTAATTTCTATTCTTTTCAATCATTTCTTAAAGATCATGGGATGAAGGTTACTTTGCCTGACAAGTCTGATAATTCCTCTGCATTTTTGCATAAGGACGACGTAGATTTTCTTAAAAGAAAGAGTAAATACATTCCCGAAATCAATACATCTATAGGCGCTCTGGACGAAAATTCCATTTTTAAATCATTACATAGTAATTTAAAGTCTAAAGGTGCAACGAGAGAGCAGGTGGCTGCAAGTTGTATCGAGACCGCAATGCATGAGTGGTTTGCTCATGGAAGGGACGTTTATGAAAAGAGACAAAAA